ATGAGCCCCATCCTGATCGTGCCTCCAGCGGCAGAGCCCGTCACGCTCGCCGAGGCGAAGCTCTACCTCAGAACCGCCGGCCCTGACGAGGATGATCTGGTCGTCGCCCTGATCAGGGCGGCGCGCCACTTGGTCGAGGCAGCAAGCAACCGGCTGCTGGTCAGCCAGACCTGGCGGCTGGTCTGCGATGCCTGGCCGACCGGAGGCGTGCTGCGCCTGCCATTGTCGCCGGTGATCGCCATTGCCGCCGCACGCGTGCTGACCACGCAAGGCCCGCCCGTGGCGGTGGATGCCGGCGCGCTCCGGCTTGATCCGGGGTCGGATCCGCCGCTGCTGCGCGTGGTTGGCCTGCTGCCCGCGCCGCAAAGGCCGCATGGCGGCATCGAGATCGACCTCATCGCCGGCCATGGTGCGCCCGCCGATGTGCCCGAACCTTTCCGGCAGGCCATGCTGATGCTGGTCGCGCGCTGGTTCGAGAACCGCGGCGATGCGACCGGCCACGGTGAAGCGCGCCTGCCGGCTGACGTGCTGGCGCTGATCGCCCCCTTTCGCCGCGCGAGGCTGTGACATGGCCAGCCCGTCCGCAAACCCGATCGCCGCACTCGGCCGCCGCCTCGTGCTCGAACAACCCGTTGCCACGCCTGACGGGGCCGGCGGCATGACCATCACCTTCGAGCCCCTCGCCACCGTTTGGGCTGAGGTGCGCTGGCTCTCGGGTGACGAGCGCTTTGTGGCTGGCCGGCCCGAGCAGGCGTCTCGCCATGTCATCACGCTGCGCTGGCGCGGCGATGTCACCGCCGGCATGCGCTTCGTCGGCGATGGCGCCGTCTTCGGCATCGTCTCGGCGGGGGATCCTGCCGGAGACCGCCGCCGGCTCGCCTGCCAGTGCGAGGAGATTTCGCCATGATTGACGCTGTCATCGCTGTCCGCCGCGCCCTTCAGGCCGCCTTGCTGGCCGATGCGCCGCTGCTCGCCTTGCTTGGTGGCCCGCGCATCCATGACGAAGCCCCCCGAGCCGCCACCGGGCCTTACGTGGTCCACGGCGACGTCGAGGCCCGCGATTGGTCCACCGGCACCGACCTGGGCTGCGAGCAGACGATCCGGCTCGTGGTCTGGGCCGGCAAGGGCTCCGAGAGCGGGGCTGCGCTGGTCATTGCCGGACGGCTCGGCACCGTCCTGCATGATGCGGCCTTGCCTGTCGCCGGCCACCGTCTGGTCCAGTTGCGCGTCAGCGGCCTCGATCTTGGCCGCGATAGCCGCACCGGGCTCTCCCGCGCCACTGTCACCCTGCGCTGCGTCACCGAAGCCGCCTGAGCGGCTCCTCGCCCCGTTCGTCACCCGCCAACAAGGAACATTCGCATGTCAGCTCAACGTGGCAGGGATCTCCTGCTGCGCGTCGAAAGCGCGCCCTCCGTCTTCACCACCGTCGGCGGCCTCCGTGCCCGCCAGATCGCCTTCAATGCCGAGGCGGTCGACATCACCCATGCCGAATCCACCGGCCGCTGGCGCGAGCTTCTCGCCGGGGCCGGCATGCGCCGCGCCGCGCTGTCCGGAGCCGGCGTTTTCAAGGACGATGCCTCCCATGCCATCGTCCGGTAGATTTTCTTCGATGGCGAGATCCGCGCATGGCAGATCGTCATCCCCGATTTCGGCGTCGTGCAGGGCGTGTTCCAGCTGTCATCTCTGGAGTATCGCGGCGAGCACGCGGCGGAGGTGACCTTCGAGCTGTCGCTGGATTCAGCCGGCGCGCTGACCTTCACGGCACTGTGAGGCAGCCATGGCCAACACCCATCGCGGCGAGGTGCCGCTGACCATCGGCGGCCGCAGCCTGACCCTCAAGCTGACGCTTGGCGGGCTGGCCGAACTCGAACATGCGCTTGGGGCCGGCGATCTGGCCGGCCTCGGCGAGCGGCTGGCCTCGGCGAGCGGCTGGCCTCGGGCCGAATCTCCGCCCGCGACATCATCGGCATCCTGTCGATCGGCCTGAAAGGGGCCGGCCATCGCCTTGCCGATTACGAGATCGCCGCCTTGCCGGTGGATGAGGGGCTCGGTCCGGTGATTGCAGCCATCGCTGCCCTGTTCAGCCGCACGTTCGGGGAGGCGGAGGCGGCACCTTCCGCGCACCCTCCCGGGCCGTAGCCGCCAGCCCGGCGGTCGTTGCGCCGCGACAGGCCTTTCCCTGGCGCGAAGCGATGGCCCTCGGCATTGGCAGGCTGCGGCTCGCCCCTGACCTGTTCTGGTCGCTGACACCATCAGAGCTGCTGCTGATGGCCGAGGCCGGTCGGCCCACGGCTCCAGCGCTCGACCGGGCTGCGCTCGATGCGCTGATTGCCCGGCATGACCGTCACCAGCCCTGATCCGGCCTGCCAGATCAGATGCGTTGCGTGCGCACCAAGGCAAAGCCCTTGCCGGCCATGCAGGCGACCAGCGCGCGATTGCCCATCTCGGTGGCCAGTTCCTCCTGCCGGCGCGCCAGCAGCGGGCTGGCTACCTTGAGTTGCTCCACCTTGCAGGCCTCCCGGGCCCGCCGGAAGGCTTCGGCCTCAGCCGGCGGATAGTCGAACACGAACCGCGTGGTGCCCGGCTGAGGCTGGCATCCCGCCAGCGCAGCCGCGCCAGCCACCACCCCGAGGACACAGATCATGGAAGATTTCATCGACAGCCCGGATCAGCGCCTGCCGCTGGCCTCGCAGGCAAATTTGCTCCGCGAATTGCGGGCCAGTGCGGCCAGCTTTGGGCAGGCCCTGTCGAGCACGTTCGCAAAAGGCGTGATCGAGGGCAAGAAGTTCGAGGACGTGCTGCGCAACATCGGCCTCAAGCTCTCCGAGACGCTGCTCAAGGCCGCCTTCAAGCCCGTCGAGCTGGGCATTTCGAACCTGCTCAACGAGGGCTTCCGCTCGATCGCCGGTCAGGCCGGCCAGCTGGGCTCGCTGTTCGGCGGCGCTCCGGGCGCGCCAATGGCGCTGCTTGGCTCGGTCCAGCCCTTTGCCGATGGCGGCGTGGTCGGCCAGCCCACCTATTTCGGCATGGGCCGGAACCTTGGCCTGATGGGCGAGGCCGGCGCGGAGGCGATCCTGCCGCTGGCACGCGGCCCCGACGGCAAGCTCGGCGTCAGCGCCGCAGGCGGTCAAGCCCGGCCGGTCAACGTCACGGTGCATGTCAGCACGCCGGATGCCGACAGCTTCCGTCGCTCCGAAGGGCAGGTGTCCGCCGCCGTCGCCCGCGCCGTGTCGCGCGGCCGGCGCAATCTCTAGATCGAACCCGAGGAGACCGCATGTCCCTGTCCGATTTTCACGAAGTGCGCTTTCCGCTCGACATCTCGCGCGGGGCGCGGGGCGGGCCGACGCGCCGCACCGACATCGTCACGCTGGCTTCGGGCCGAGAGCATCGCAATGCCCGCTGGGCCCATTCCCGCCGCACCTTTGATGCGGGCTACGGCGTCAAGACGCTGGCCGGATTGTCCGCCGTCGTCGCCTTCTTCGAGGAGCGCCGCGGCCGGCTGATCGGCTTTCGCTGGCGCGATCCGCTGGACTGGACCAGTGCACCGGCCAGCGGCGAGCCCACGCCGCTCGACCAGGTGCTGGGCACAGGCGATGGCGCACGCACCAGCTTTTCGCTCGTCAAGCGCTATGGCGGCCCTGACGCGCCCTATGAGCGCCCGATCGCAAAACCGGTAGCCGGATCGGTGCGCATCGCCGTGGCGGCAAGCGAACTGGCTTCCTCCGCCTTCACGGTCGATACCACCACCGGCATGGTGACGCTGGCAACCGCGCCGGCCATCGGCGCTTTGGTCACAGCAGGCTTTGCCTTCGACGTGCCGGTGCGCTTCGACACCGATGAACTCGATGTCGAACTGAGTGCGTTCGAGGCGGGCGAAATCCCGCGCATTCCCCTCATCGAACTGGCGATCTGACCCATGAAAACCCTGCATCCCGGCCTTGCCGCGCACCTTGCCGGCGGGGTGACCACGCTTGCCCGCTGCTGGCGGCTGACCCGCCGCGACGGCGTCGTGATGGGCTTCACCGACCATGATGGCGATCTGACCTTCGACGCGGTGGTGCATCGCGCCCGCTCGGGGCTCGAACCCAGCGAGGCCGAGGCCGAATTGGGCTTTGCCGTCGCCAGCCTTGATGTCGCCGGCGTGCTGCATTCGGCGGGCCTCACCGAGGCAGACATCGCACGTGGGCTCTATGACGGGGCCGAGGTCGAGATCTGGCTGGTTGACTGGAGCAATCCCGACAACCGCCAGCGGCTTGATGTCATGGTGATCGGCGAGATCACGCGCGGCGATGCCGGCTTCGTCGCCGAGTTGCGCAGCGCCGCCCACCGCTTCGACGAGGAGCGCGGGCGGCTGTTCACCGGCCGTTGCGGGGCCGATCTCGGCGATGCGCGCTGCCGCTGGCCAGTGGTGCCGGTGCCGGCGGTGGTGTCGTCCGGCACGGGGCCGGCCTACCTTGTTGCCCTTGGCCTCGGTGCCCATGCCGATGGCTGGTTCACCGGCGGCAAACTGGCCTTCACGAGCGGGCAGAATGCCGGACAAGCGGTGGAGATCCGCCGCCATGGGCTCGATGGCGCTGCCGCCAGCTTCGATCTGTGGCTGGACATGCCGCATCCGGTTGGTGTGGGCGACACGGTCCTGCTCACGCCCGGCTGCGACAAGAGCTTCGCCACCTGCCGTGAGAAGTTCGGCAACGGCGTCAACTTCCAGGGCTTCCCGCACATGCCGGGCACCGACTACCTGCTGCAGGTGGTCGAGCCGGGCGCGCCCAAGCGCTTCGATGGCGGGAGCCTGTTCCGGTGAGCGCGGGCCGCGATGTGGTCGATGTCGCCCGCACCTGGATCGGCACGCCCTACCAGCATCAGGCCTCGCTGAAGGGCGTGGGCTGCGACTGCCTCGGCCTCTTGCGCGGCATCTGGCGCGAGCGGCATGGGCCGGAACCGGAGGCCGCGCCGCCCTATGCGCCGGACTGGGCCGAGAGCCTGGATCGCGCCGCCGGGAGTTCGGAGCCGCTGGCCGAGGCCGCAATGCGGCATCTGGTGCCGGTCGATGCCGCCGCCATGCTGCCCGGCGATGTGCTGCTGTTCCGCTGGCGCAGCCACCTGCCGGCCAAGCATCTCGCCATCCTCAGCGCACCGGGCCTGATGATCCATGCCCATGACGGGGCCTCGGTCTGCGAGGTCTCGTTCAGCCCCTGGTGGCAACGCCACCTTGCCGCCGCCTTCCGCTTTCCGGAGATCTGCCCATGACCACCATTGTCCTGCAGGCCGCCGGTACCGCCATCGGCTCGTTCTTCGGCGGCCCGCTGGGGGCGATGGCCGGGCGCGCGCTGGGCGCGGTGGCGGGCGGCTACATCGACGGGCAATTGTTCGGCGAGAAGCAGAAGGCCCGCACCATCGAAGGGCCGCGCCTGCGCGAGATGGAGGGGCTGGCCTCGCAGGATGGCGCGCCGATTCCCAAGGTCTATGGCCGGGTCCGCATTGGCGGGCAGTTGATCTGGGCCACCCGCTTCGAGGAGCGTGCGACCACCACCATCCGGAAAGCTGCGTCCTCGGGCGGCAAGGGCGCGCCGTCGCGCCCCGCCAGCGTCGAGGAGCGCAGCTACAGCTACTCCGTCAACCTCGCCATTGGCCTGTGCGAAGGGCCGATCGCGCTGGTGCGCCGGGTCTGGGCCGATGGCCGCGAGGTCGACCTGACCCGCGTCACCATGCGGGTCTACACCGGCGATCAGGCGCAGCAGCCCGATGCGCTGATCGTCGCCAAGGAAGGGGCTGGGCAGGCCCCGGCCTATCGCGGCACGGCCTATGTGGTCTTCGAACGCTTCCCGCTCGCCAGCTATGGCAACCGCGTGCCGCAGTTCAGCTTCGAGGTGGTGCGGGCGCTGCCCGGTCTTGGCGCGCAAGTGCGCTCGGTCAATCTCGTGCCCGGCTCGTCGGAGTTCGCCTACGAGCCGGCCAACGTCACGAGGCCATTCGGAATGGGCAGTTCCGCCCCTGAGAACCGCCACCAGCTTCAGGCCGGCAGCGATGTCATCGCCTCGCTCGACCAGTTGCAGGCCCTGTGCCCCGGCCTCACCAGCGTCCAGATCGTGGTGAGCTGGTTCGGCGATGATCTCAGGGCCGGCCAATGCACCGTGGCCCCGCGCGTCGACAGCGCCATCAAGGTCACATCCGGAGCCACTTGGGGTGTGGCCGGCCTTCTCCGCGCCGATGCCCGGCTGGTGACGCTGATCGAGGGTCGACCCGCCTATGGCGGCACGCCGAGCGATGCCGCCGTGCTGGCACTGATCGCCGAGGTCAAGCGGCGCGGGCTGAAGGTGGTGCTCTATCCGTTCCTGATGATGGACATCGGCCCGGCAAACGCCTTGCCCAATCCTTCTGGCGGGGCCTCCCAGCCGGCCTTTCCGTGGCGCGGCCGGATGACCTGTAATCCAGCACCCGGCCAGCCCGCCAGCGCCGACGGCACGGCGACTGCTGCTGCGCAGGTTGCGGCCTTTGTCGGCACGGTCGGGCCGGCGGACCTGGCACTGGCAGGATCTGAGGTGGTCTGCGCCAAGCCGGCCGAGTGGAGCTTCCGGCGTCATATTCTGCACTATGCACGCCTCGCCGGCGCGGCGGGCGGGGTCGACGGCTTCATCATTGGTTCGGAAATGGTCGGGCTGAGTCGGGTGCGCTCGGCCTCGGGCGTCTATCCGTTTGTCTCGGCCCTTCAGTCCATTGCCGATGATGCGCGCGCCATGCTCGGACCCTCCACCCGCATCACCTATGCGGCGGACTGGACCGAGTATGGCGCGCATGTGCTGGACGGCGGCGACGAGATGCGCTTCCCGCTCGATCCGCTCTGGGCCTCGCCGGCGATCAGCGCGGTCGGCATCGACTACTACCCGCCGGTCAGCGACTGGCGCGACGGTGTCGATCATGCCGATGCGGCCATGGCCCGTTCCGCCCATGACCTCGCCTATCTGGCCGGGCGTCAGCAGGCCGGCGAGGCGTTCGACTGGTTCTATGCCAGCCCGGCAGCCCGCGCCGCGCAGACCCGCAGCGCCATCACCGACGGGGCGTATGGCAAGCCCTGGATCTACCGACCCAAGGATCTGGCCGGCTGGTGGGCCAACGCCCATGTCGAACGCGTCGGCGGCGTGGAGCGGCCCGCACCGACAGCCTGGCAACCCGGCTCGAAACCACTCTGGCTGACAGAGATCGGCTGCCCGGCGGTCGACAAGGGCGCTAACGCTCCCAACGTGTTTCCCGATGCCAAGTCTTCGGAGAGTGCACGCCCCTTCTTCTCCGATGGGTCACGCGATGATCTCGCCCTGCTCAGGGCGGTGGAGGCACAAGTGGGCGTACTCGATCCCGCCTCGGCGCTGTTTCGCCCTGCCGCCAATCCTGTGATGGGAAGTGGCCCGCAGCGCATGATCGATCCTGACGATATCGCTGTGTGGGCCTGGGATGCACGCCCGTTTCCCGCCTTTCCGATGCTGGAAGGCGTCTGGAGCGATGGCGAGAACTGGCACACGGGCCATTGGCTGAACGGTCGGCTGGAGGCTGCTCCTCTCGATGCCCTCGTTGCGGCCATCCTGGCCGACTATGAGATCGCACCGGCGACCCGCCTTGAGATCGATCATGTGGTCGAGGGATATGTCATCGATCGCCCCATGTCGGCGCGCGAGGCGCTGGAGCCGCTGACCCGGCTGTTTGCCCTCGATGCCGGCTTCGATCAGGGCCGCCTGACCTTGCGTGGCCGCTCCGCTCGCCCGCCACACCTGATCAGCCCCGATGATCTGGTCCCCGATACCGGGCTCAAGCCCTTCAGTCTGCGCCGGGCGCAGGAAACCGAACTCCCGCGCGAACTCAGGATCGGTTTCATCGACGGGGCCTGGGACTATCTCGGTGCAACCAGCCGGTCGCGCCGTCTGGCAGGCGCGGCACGGCGCGAGGTGTCGCTTGAGGCGCCGCTTGTGGCCAGCCGGGCGCAGATCGATCGCCTCGCCGACATGCGGCTGAAGGATGCCTGGATCGGGCGCGAGACGCTGACCCTGCAACTCTCGCCGCGCCAGATCGCGCTCGAACCCGGTGATACGATCAGCTTTTCCGTGGATGGCCTGCCGCGCCTGTTCCGCGTCACCGAGGTGGCCGATGCCAAGGCGCGCCGGCTGACGGCCGTCAGCACAGAGCGGGCTCCGGCCGCACCGGTCGCCATCGCCGTCAGGCCGCGGCCTCCCGCAGCGCCCGCACTGGCGGGGGTGCCTTTCGCCGTGGCGCTCGAACTGCCGGGCGTGCGCGGCAGCCAGCCTGTTCTGCAACACCTCGCGGTCCATGCAGCGCCCTGGCCGGGGGTGCTCGATGTGCTGCGCAGCGCTGGCGGCGTGAGCTTCGAGGCCGTGACCTCAGTGCGCCAGCCCGCGCTGGTCGGGCGTCTGCTGGGCGATCTGGAACCCGGTCCGCTCTGGCGCTGGGATCAGCGCAACGCGGTCGAGATCACGGTCGAGAGTGGCGACCTGCAAAGTGTCAGTGACCTGGCGGCGCTTGATGGTGCCAACACCTTCGCGATCGAAGGCCCTGACGGCCAATGGGAACTGCTGAGCGCAGCCCGGATCGATCTCACCGGCCCGCGCACCTATCGCCTCTCGCGGCTGCTGCGTGGACTGGCAGGCTCTGAGCCAGCCGCCGCGCAGCGCGTATCGGCCGGCGCGCTGGTGATCGGCGTCGATGAGGCGCTGGTGCCGCTCACCACGGCGCTCTCCGATCTCGGGCGCGAGCTGACGTACCGCGTGGTGCCGTCGGGTCTCGATGCTGCCGATCCCTCGGTGCTGGAGATCGTCACGACGGCCCGGGGCCTCGCGCTGAAGCCGCTGGCCCCGGTGCATTTGCGCGCCCGGCGTGGTGCGGGCGGCATCGCCCTTGGCTGGACGCGCCGCAGCCGCATCGATGGTGACAACTGGGAACTGGCCGATCCACCACTCGGCGAGGCCTTCGAACGCTACCAGGTAGAGATCTTCGACGGGGTCGTGCGCAAGCGCAGCCTCGTCACCAGCGAGCCGGCCTGGCTCTACAGCACCGCTGCCGAACTCGCCGACTTCGGCAGCGCCCGGAGCACACTCGATATCGCCATCGCCCAGATCAGCGAGACCGCCGGCCCCGGCTTCGTCCGGCGCGGGATCGTGCGTGTCCACTGAGCCTTTTCGTCCGACCCCATGCCCGAAACAGGAACGTGCCCATGGCCCGCGAGAACCTTGCTGCCGCGCTTGCGCTGATCTTCCGCCACGAGGGCGGCTATGTCGATCATCCGCTTGATCCGGGCGGGGCCACCAACCGCGGCATCACCCGCGCCACGCTGGCGCGCCATCGTGGCCGGCCGGTCTCGAAGGCGGAGGTGCTGGCCCTGTCGGAGGCCGAGGCTGCGGCGATCTACCGGGCCAGCTACTGGAATGCCGTCCGCGCCGACAATCTGCCCTCCGGCATCGATCTCGTGGTCTTCGATGCTGCGGTCAATTCCGGGCCGGCGCGGGCCCTGCGCTGGTTGCAGGCCAGCCTCGGCTTGCCCGCCACCGGCCTTGCCAATGCGGCCACGCTGGCGGCCGCGCACCGCGCCGACCAGCGCACCGTAATCGAGGCCTTCAGTCGCCAGCGCCTGTCCTTCCTCCAGCGCCTCTCCACCTGGGCCAGCTTTGGCCGGGGCTGGAGCGCGCGCGTGGCACAGACCCGTAAGGCTGCCCTGGCACTGGCCGGGCCGGGCAGGCTCCCTTCAGGCCGCAACAAGGAGACCAAGCCCGTGACCGAACCCAAGTCCCTGTTCACGTCCCGCACCGTGTGGGCCAATCTCGTCGGCCTCGCCGCCGTGCTGCTCTCGATCTTCGGCTTCGACACCAGCACCATGGACAGCCCGGGCATGGCCGACGCCATTGCGCAGAGTGTGGCCGGCATCAGCTTCGTGGCCTCCACCATCTTCCGCGTCATCGCCACCAGGCGGCTCGCCATGATGTGATGGCACCAAGGCGTGCATCTGCTCTGATGCACGCCCACAATCGCCTTCATGGTCATTCATCAGCAGTTCAGCGCGCCGGGACTAGCCCATGTCATCATGTTGATGCGTGCGCTTTCCGTTGTGGCCGTCCGGGGCCTGATCTCTGTTGGCGTGGCGGCCTGCGCGCTGGCGCTGCCGATTGTGCTGGCGTCGCAGGCCCAAGCGCAGAATGCCTGCCTGACCGGCGAGCAGATGCGCGAAGCGGTCGGGGCCGGCCATGCCGTGCCGGCGGCGCTGGCCACTCGCGCCGCGCGCGGTGCCAGCGAGGGTGAGGTGGTGCGCGTGCGCCTGTGCCGGGAAACGCAGGGCAAGGACGACCAGAAACTGGTCTACCGCATCACCATGCTCCACCGTGATGGTCGCGTCGGGCACGTGACGGTGGACGGCACTTCGGGCAAGATCGACGACGTGCGCTGA